TGACCCTCAAAGTATGTCTTGTAGCCGGTCATGCCCCTTGGAGGAAACTCTTCCAAGTTGTGCGGTTCATCCGCCACGCTCAAAGATCCTTGGGGTGCATCTGTGCCTATCCCCAATTTTCCCTGTTGAAGCACCATCTGCGGTTTCGCACGCCCGAACTCGTCCTTTTGTGCGTTCCAAATCTCGAGGGCTTGGTCCTCCCCGATGAACTTGTCGTAGACCCTAAAGTTCGCCACCTTATCGATGTTCCCGCCACCGATCTGAATGGGGACCTGAGAGGCCTCTTCTGTGCCGTAGAGTTCCCATTCGGGTATGAGCATTATCGTTTGAGTTCCACCAACAGTTATTCCGACAAGTCTGAAATATTTGTAATAACCTGTATGTGAAATTGTGAGAGTTTGATCTTTTAGGGTACTTGAAAATTGATGAACGAGATTCCAAGTTGAACCGTTTGTGCTACCGAGTATCACTCCACTCGTTGGAATTCTATCATTCCATTGCGAATTACCATCCGCATTTCCAAAAACGTACTTTGTTGTATTGATGGAATGGGGTAATTCTATTTGTAACCATTCACCGGTCCATGTATTAGAGCTTTCTGTTGTTTGAAAACCACCTTCACCTAATGGTGGAACTTCATTAAGGTATGAAGTATTAAATGTACTTCCGGCTGTGTATCGTCCACTACCCGAACCCGTCCGTGGACCCGATTCCCATGTATGATCAAGACCGGTGCTGGTTAATACTCCATCAAAACCGTGTTCTGGTTCCGTACCAGAATTATAAAATGAACTCGCACTCGCCACATACCCCCTCTGTGCCGGACCAGTCATCGCAATGTGCGGATACTTGAGAACATTGGTGGGATCGGGAAGGCGAACCAGGTCATTCTCGCGGTGGCCATAGAAAATCGCCTGTTCAACCATCAACGTGGCACTACTACCATTTGCCTTTGACTTCACTAAAAGTTTTAAATATTTGAACGATTCGGTTACACCACTTATCCCTGTATCATGAGTCCCATTAGAAGCTCCAGCAGCTAAGTTAGCATCATCTTCACTGTGAAGTAAAGTCCAATTTACATCATCGTTACTACCTAAGATAACATACGATTTGAGATGATATTGTGGGTGTACAAAATGAGTTGTTTTGAAACGATTTAAACGAAGTTTATGCGGTAATTCCAATTTTAACCAATGTCCAGCGTGGGCCGTTCCATTTGTATCAGTAAATGATGGGAGTGATCCATTAAGTGCGACTGCCAAAAATGGACTAGACGTCGAATAACCAGAATCAACCTGCCACCGATTACCAGTTCCTACTGCATTGAATGCGTTATATGGTTTACGTGCTTCGGTTGTATTTTCAAAATTACTACTCACCACATACCCACCCTGTGAGTACCCCGTCATCGCGAACGGTGGGTACTCCCCGAAAGTATCTTCGGCTTGGTCTTCGGCCACCTTACGTCCATCCAGGTAGGTTACTCGGGAGCCACCTTCACCCTGGTACGCGTAGGTCAGGTTGTGCCACGTGTTCGATTGGAGTTTCAAGTTCACGGAATCCAACTTCTCTTCCGAGGCAATGGAAAAAACGCACGTATTAGAAACGTTCGCCTCCAAGTTCGAAGAATTGAACCACACGGAAACTGCGTGGGGTTGGTCACCCTCGAGGAATGTATTCGCCTCCACTGCAAGGTTAGATGTGAGCGTTCCGTTAAGGGTCCAGTATTTACCGTCCGTGACGTACGTCGATTGGTTCCCCGAAGGATCGGGACCACCCGAAATCTGGTTCGTCCCTAATCCCGTCGCACCATCGACGAGGACCTGGACACCCGTCGTTTGGGGGTTATTGAAGCGGGACTTAAAGGTCGTATCGACCGAATGGTCACCCGCGGGTGGGTCTTCTTCGTAACCGTAGTATTTGAGATCGCGAACTTCCGTTGGTCCATACTCATTGTTATTGCCTATAGTTTCAATTACAAACAAAATATACGAAAAGTATCCGTCACTCACTATATTATTTAGAGTAGTGGAGTATAAGTACTCAGTAGTAGCACCTGGAACGAGACCACCACTCCACGATAACTGACCCTCATTAAATGTTTTTAATAGAACCCAATTAGTGCCATCGTTACTACCTAAAAATGTTCCCGACGTTGGTCGTTTATCATTATTGGTACTATTATAAGTACTCTTTTGTGATTTAAACGAAATGGAGTTAAGTTTAATTTTTTTAGGAAGTTCAAGTTTAATGTAATGACCCGTATAAGAAGTTCCATTTTCATCTTGAAATGTTACACCGCTTATAGGATCACCGGTCGCTAGGACGTACCCATTTCCACCGACGTCTTCAGATGACCATATGTGAGCAGTAGTAGTTAACTCACCACCTTTAGTTGAGAAGGCCTTATACACTTGTCTATCACCATACACACTATCGGTGCTTATTGTATATCCAGCTTGTGTGTACGTATTGGTCGTATCGTTACGATCAACCTTTTCATCTTCAAAAATCATCTCCGGATACTTCTTAAGCGTCGCGACCCCGCGTCCGTGCGGACCCGAAACATCCGTGATCACGTTGGAATTGTGCTGGATACCTTTCGTCTGGATGCGACCCGTCGTCGTATCGACCATGGTATTCGACGTGCCGACGAATGTGACCATGTTCGCGTTCCGGATCTGTAGATTATCGATCGTCTGTTCCAGCGACATATCTACTATGAAGGAAGGTTTTTTCTTGCAAAGTGGGTTGCACTTTGGAGGAAATTTTTTATAAAGACGAGAAATACTCACCCACAAATGAATTGTAGCTAGAAGCTAAATGATAATTAAACAAGTACACAGAAACCACGTCCCCAACGTTTAGCTTGAGTAATACCATTCCACTTCCCATGTCTCGTACTTGGCCAAGGTAAATTGAACCATACGAACCGCTTATATCACTATCATTAACCCGGAATCGTGCGTATGAACTAGTAGTACCAGAATCTGGGTGTCGCAATGAACAGAAAAATTTGTAAACACCCGCGAGAGGGACTGTAAACTTCCCTGTAGATGTATCAAAACCACCGCCTCTCGATATCCATAAATTATTCCATGGTATAGTTATATTGTTGCTAGTGCCGGCGTTCGTAGTATACGCCGCAAAATATACTGGACACCCACCGTGTATATTACCTCGCACCTGTACATTACCCCGTACATCCAAAGCTGCACGAGGCTTAGATGTTCCGATTCCAAGTTGACCTGCGTTAAGAGTCATACTGAGGTCCCCGTGACCGAAATACTCTTTCTGGTAGGCGTACAATTGCCACGCTTCGTAGCTTGATAAGGCTCGTTTGAAAATGCGGAAGTTCGCAATGTTTCCATGGAATGGGTAAGGAGAAGAAGTGTAATATCGCTTTCCCAATACCACCCTCGAAGAACTATTTATGTTAAGTTCGTCTCCATCTGTCGATGCGGTGCGTGTACTTTCAAGGAAAGGTACATATAAACCATTTACATATACACGCTCTGTTGCAGATGTTGTTCCACCACCGGAATATGTATAAGTGACATTATACCACTCATTTTCGCTAAACGTGTAATCCAATCTTACATCTTGGCCCCAGTGTACAATTTGTAAACGTCTCCGCGAGTCATCCCCATCCGCAAGGGCTTTTCTTCTCAATAAAAATGCACTAACCGACCCAGTAGCCGGTGTACTACCGTCCATATTTGCAGATGGGAGAATCATCATTATGTTTTGGTAATCTGCCATACTGGTCGTCTTAAACCATACGCTTATAGAATGTACCCAATCGCCAGGTCCCGGAACTCCGTCAATGGTGTCATCACCCAATATAAAATTAGATGCATTTCCGGTAAAACTCCACGATTTTATTCCATCCGATGTATCAAGCGGAACAGTTCCATTAATCGTCGCATCCCTATGCGTTGCCGTCACTTCATCTAAGATAGTAGTTCCAGATGAATAGTTCGTAGCATCGTAATACCTTTCTAACCAGTCGGTATTGGGGACGTTAGCGTCTGACCTAACAACCACATCAGTCCCATGAGCCTCGGGATCGTATTCGGGGGTGCCGTAGTATTCGATTTCACTAATCCCCACTACATGCGAACCTATAGTTTCTTCAACTACAACCGCGAAACGATTATATGATTTTGGTGTATTTATATGTATTTCTCTGAATATTCCGCTATCTGGTTCATTTATGACTCGCTCGAGGAGATCATACGTAACTCCATCGGTACTTGCTATTATACTGTAATTTTTGGGCGCCTGTGGGCACGGAATTTGATATGTCCTAGGAAGCATACGGACGAGAGATAAATTTATGCTCACGGGTAATTCGAGGTGTATATACTCACCGGAAAACCCACCAATTGAAGCACTACCCGAATACGATTGTCCATCAGTGCTGAATGCACTCGCACTAGCCCATGATCCAGGATTGTCCGTTACATCGGAGTCGAACACGTGTTCGGCTGCCCATGTGGTCGTATTATACTCGGAACTAAACGTAACCTTATATCCATTTTCATACGCGTTTCGAGAAGCGCTTGTCAAATTCACCCTCGGATACTTGATGAGTTTCTTGGAGCGGGGAAACTCCGTGACCACGTTAGAATTAAGTTTAATAGAAGCTGTATTTGCTGTGTGGAGCATGTCGATGTCCCCTTCGAGGCGGGTATTCCCCACCACGTGTAAATTAGATGTAGGCCCATTAACACCCACGCCAACACCGAGACTTCCTGTAGTCGTATCGATTACCGTATTCGACGAAGCCCCGACGAAAGTCACCTTATCGACGCTCTTGAAATCAAGCGTGCCTTGGGGTGTCGCGATAGGCATATCTATTATGTGTCGAGGTTATTTTCTTGCAAAGTGGGACTCATTCCACTTTGGAAGAAATGTGTTTATGGAGTAGGAGTGGGAGGTGTGGGCCACTCTATGTTCACGAGATTACCGTGTTCATCTAACGTGGGTCGGGCTGTACTCGGAAGATCCCGAAGAGCCTGGCGATACGTCATCCAATTTTGAATATCCAACTCGAGTCTATGAGGGTAATCACGAGTCATGTATTTATCACTTTTATCAAGTAAAGCGTCTCGTTGTTCTCGCATTTTTGTAATAGCTTCAGTGTGTGTCAACTGATAAAGCGTCAATTCGTACATCTCATCGGTTGGTTTGTAAAAGTTTCCATCGTTAAACACAACACTTTCCCATGTACCATTAGATGTATACGGTACACCCGGACACATGGCTTCCAATACCTGGGCAAGCATTTAGTATATAGTAAGATTTTATGAAAGTAATTCGACATAAACGTTACCACCATTAGTCAAACCGTGAGTACCCAAGAAAGTCCGGTTCGTCGCATTCGTCGTGATATACGATGTACCACCTCTTGCCGTGTTACTGCCTGTAGAATCGTATCGAAGAGCGGCGCGTCCACCAGTCGCACCCGCGCCTCCGGCAGCTGAGTCTCCAGATTCGGAACCACCACCACCGAAACCTCCATGCGTTGTTCCTGTACCACCCATAGCACCACCCGCCGGTCGCACACCACCGCGTGCACCCGAAGGAGCGCCGTCTGCGGTCCAACCAGCTCCACCACCGTTATTGTTCCAGTGGGACGTACCACCCCCACCTAACGTACCCTGTGACGATGCATCTGCATGACCCGCTGTTCCGGAGTTATAGTGTCGGGGCCCGGCACCTCCACCTCCACCTGCGACCATATACACATCATCACTATTCGTATACGCTCCCGGTTTAAGAACCCACGTAGCACCACCGCCGCTACCAGATCTATAATTACCAGTTGATTGAGGTGGAGTTTGTCCAACGATAAAGACGACTTGTGTATTAATAGTCAGGGCAATATCGGCACGCACCGCTCCACCGCTACCAGGTGTGTTATTATACGAACCGGTGGACGACGATTCCTCACCACCTCTCGCACCGCGAGCGGTTATCCGATACGTCCCAGTTTTAGGAACCGTCCATAATTGGAAACCGCGTGTCGTGATATTAAAAAAGTTTGTATTGTTCCATGGACTTATATTACCATACGCGGATAAAGCATCGCTAATCTGGGGACCGTACCTTGAATCGCCGTTACAATGTGTAAATGTGTGTGAAGTAAATGAATAGAGTACAGGAGGGTCAGCTATACTGAGATCCACCCAATTACTCGTCCCCCATCCCTCGTATTTATACGTTGTGTTATTAAACCGTATCATCCCCGGGGTTGTCGTTTGGGCAACCGTTGCGGGTCTCTGTGCGGTCGTACCAACTGGAAGGGATACATACCCCGTTCCACCCACTTCCACATTCGCGGTCACGGTCAAATCACCACCCACTTCCACATTCGCGGTCGTCACAAGGGCAGTGGTCGCATTCGTAAACTGCACGGTATTTGAGGTGACGTTTCCCAATTCTACGACATCGTGAAGATTCGATGTATTCGCGGGAGTACCCACAATTTCCACCGATCCGAGCATTAAAGTCCCACCTACGTTGAGGTTAGACGTGGTAGTCACACCTGTCGTAACATTCGTAAAATTTACCGTTCCGGGAACATCGGACGCTGGGGGTGCAAACTCCATAGCCCCAAGTTTCAACACGTCGGTCATGACGTTCCCTGAAACTTTTAGATGTGCATTATTGATATTGAGAACCGAGTTCTCGTGCGTTACATAATACGACATATCTATTATGTGTCGAGAGTATTTTCTTGCAAAGTGGGTTGCACTTTGGAGGAAAAGAACGAGTTATGCATCACTCGGGAGGGACGGGCCAAACGGGGTTCTCTGGATCTTCCGTATTCGCGGGAAGATCACGGAGGGCTTGGCGGTAATCGAACCAGGCCTGTTGTACAGCTAGGTTCGAGTGAGGATAATCTAGAGTAGCATACCTATCTGTTTGTTCGAGGAGGGTGTTCCGCTTGGCGCGAAGGGTGGTCATAATTAAATCATTTGATTGATTTTGTGACATAAGTATCAAAGTTTCTTTGGGAATTGGTTTAAGTGTATACAATTGTTGTATTTTGTAGTACACCGTTTTATTATCCTCATCCATCAGGTCGTATTCAGTCTGCGTCTTTTCCTGACTGTAAACAACGTCACCCGTAGATGTGATCATTTCACCACCTACATGTGTGTACAAGTCACTTGAACCGGGTACACGTGTATTTTCATTCATAATGTATTTATTTTTTTCAGAATCACTTAAATTTTCGTATTCGGTTTTAGTTATATGTTTGTAAATTATACTTTCATAACATTTATCAGAAGTGGATGCGCTTATATCACACCAATATACTATACCACCCCGAAGATTAAGTATGGCAGAGTGTAGTTCGTCCATATATATATCTTTTCATTTTTATTATGAGGAAAATTGCGGGTCATCAAGGCATACACACGCTGCAGAAATGTAATTCCACTCATTATTATAATTTCTTGTTGTCGTTGGACTCGTAGTGTGAGATAGTATTACATAGTCGCCCTCATTAGCGTGTATAAAAACTATACTCGCGTGATGCATATCAGAATTTCCGCCAGATCCTCCCATTGCAATATCATAGATAGTTCCGCGATTCTGTTTGCTATAAATTGTACCCGCAGAATTATACCGGTTATATTGATGTTCGTCCCTGACCGCATATGCTCCACCTGAGTACCAACAATGGGTTCTTAATTGAATTATATACATACCCGCAACCGGGAAAACTAAACCACCCCCCGTTCGCTTCATATTTTGACCCTGTGTATACAGAACGTCGTTGATATTTTGGTCGACAGTTGATTGTTGAACGTAATTCGCGTTATTAACTCGACCAAAAATGGCTGGTAAGCCAGTTGATAGTAAACCATTGAAAAACGCACCACCCTTCACATCCAAAGCCGCCCGAGGCTCCGAAGTTCCAATCCCGAGCCGTCCGGCTTTAAGGGTCATGCCCAAGTCCCCGTGCCCGAAATATTCTTTCTGGTATGCATATAGTTGATATATCTCATCGGTGGTCAGGGCTCGGTTGAATAGGCGGAAGTTTGCGACGGAGCCTGTCATTGGTCCTCCCGATAAATTGGTAGGATATATACCAATCGATAAACGAGAAGTGTTATCTATGATACTAAGTGGCGTTGAACTTTGTGGTAAGTGAACCTGTGTGCCGTCGATGTATATTTTTCTCGTAGTTCCGTCATATGTCCATACACCGGCGTACCATCTATTCGCTTCGATCAGTTTTTCGGCGGTTACTGTAGAATTGGCCCAAAAATCAAAATTAATACTCCCCGTGGTATTGAAATACGCGTGTGGCGTCGAATTATTAGTTGGGTTGGAACCACTCGTTCCATTGGTAGTTCCAGTGAATCCCCATAGTAAACCACCGAGAGTTGTGAACTTAAACCAACACGCCACAGAAAAGGACTGATTTCCAGTCCCCGTTGTTACGGTCGACGTTATGTAATCACCGGTCCCATCAAACGTGAAAGCCTCGTCGGTGACCGATGTATTCCCACCGACTGTGCCATTGTTAGCAGTTCCTACCGGCTTTAGGTCGTTCACCGTAGTAGACCCATTCTCCAATCCCTTCGCGTCATAGTAGACCTCCAACCAATCCGTGTTGGGAACGTTAGGGACAGACTTGACCACCACACCCGTCCCGTGAGCGTCGGGGTCGTATTCGGGGAGGCCTAGAAATTCTATTTCACCCGAAGATGCGTATCCAGGTCCGTTGGCTGTTGAATAGTTAGTATTACCGTTGATAGCCGTCCATACAACTCTAAAATAATCGTAATATTCTGATGGATTTTCTATATCAAAGTCTCGAAGTACGAGATCTTCC